TCAGGCTCAGGCTCTGGCTCAGGCTCAGGCTCTGGATCAGGCTCAGGCTCTGGATCAGGTGTAGGGTCTGGAACAGGTGTAGGGTCTGGAACAGGTGTAGGGTCTGGTTCAGGCTCAGGCTCTGGTTCAGGCTCAGGGTCTGGAACAGGTGTAGGGTCTGGAACAGGTGTAGGGTCTAAGTTAGTTCCACCATAAACCCTATCATCATCAATACCATTATTACCACTATCATCGTCACCATCATCACCATCATCAAAAACAGGTTGACTTCTATTAAATCCACCAAAAGAAGTTCCTGGTACTCCTGGATTACTGACTACATTTGGAATAGTTCCTCCTGTGCGAATTGCCTCTATATCTCTATCGAGTTTTGCTCTAGCCCCTGGTTCTGGACCTGCACCACCAAAGCTCCAATCATAATCATTCGCTTCATTATCCCAAATTTCTCCTTCTGGTCCTGAAGAATAATACTGACCCATAGCAATACCTACCATTCTGTCATAGGTTATATTTCCAGAATAATATTCTCTTAAATAATCAACATATTTAGGATTTTCGGGGAGTCTATTATTTGGAGTATCCATTACTCTAGTAGCATTATGAAAATAAGGACTCCTCATCGTTAGACCCATAGCTAGATCTAATCCAGAAACATTGATCAAATCTGGTGGGACATTGTTAAATAATTTTCCGTCCTCATTTGGATATCTAATCACGTTGCCATCACTGTCGAATTCATCCTCAGCAAACCGATCGTATCGGGATCTCATTCCTAACTGTACATCAGTACCATATCCAAGAGTACGCAACCATTCCCTTGCCAACTCATCAGAACCATCAATGTCTTGATCAGGTGGCATTGCCCAAAATCTAATATTGCCAAGTACATATATGGTATTTTGATCGATTACCATAGGCTCATTAGCATTAATAGTCGCACCAGAAGCAGGATCATGGATATACTTGCTTTTAAATGCTTCCTCACCCTCACCAGATGTTTTTGCGTATTCCAGTGCTTCCTCATAACTTTGAGAACCACCATAATTCTTGCTCCAATGACTTTCTGGTTTTACACCTACCCTATTTTCGTAATTTCCAGTAGGAAATAAAAGTTCTCTAGCATAGTTTTGAACATTGCCATACTTTCCCATAATGCCGTTTAAGCCCGCATTTACTCCTGTCTTTAAATTAGGTATCTTAAATTTATCTTTTTGACTTAATAGGTAATTCTCAGCCTGTTTGCTATTAATAATACCATTATTAACTAAACCTCTTATATCATTTATATTAGCGTCAACATCTATATCGGGAACACCTTGATTATTCTCACCTACGGCAATATCTGGATTTGTAGGATTTCTTTTTTGTAAATAATTATCTATTTCAACATTTAGGGGATTTTCAGCCTCGATAGAATTTTCATATTGATTCTCTTCACTAAATGCATCTAAAGGATTTTCTTCAACTTCAAAACCACCAGAGTAGGCATCTGAGTCCAATCCACTAAAATCTATTAAATAACTATCGGATTCTCCCTCTGTGATATTTATATTTGGGTCTATATTAGGATCGGGGACATTTAATTCTATGCCAATAGGAGTTAAATCAATTTTAGTATCAGACTCTTGATAATCAGCATCATTAGTATTTTCTAATATTATTTCATTTACGGTTTCTTCTGTTGTCTTATTTGGGTCAACCTCAACCTTTGGTGGCAAAGTAACTTCTTCAAAATTAGAAATGTCTACCTCTACAAAATCATCAGTATCATTTTCGTTTCTCCATTTTTTTTCAGTATCATCCCAATATATGTTCGAGATCATAATCAGTTTTCTACCAGCTGGCATTGGATTACCAGTAAAAGGGGATCTATCACCCATTTCGTATGACGATACAGGGTAATTTGCTATTTCATATCTCTGAGTTTCTGGATTCCATTTTGCGTCATTGATTTTTGGACCTAAGAAGTATGTAACAATACCAGAGTTTCTTATTGCATCTGGTATGGCATCAGAATCATCATACAGCAAAGATCCCGCTATTGCTGCCGTATGACCCACAATACTCGTTACTAATCCTGCCCATCCTGCTTGCATCTCTTCTCCTGTAGGAGGTGTTGGTATTGTTGGGTCTGGTTCATCGATACCACCTACTTCCTCTTGGGGTATATCAAAGGGTTCAGTTAAGTCATCACGACTTGTAGTGACTACATGATCTGGTAGAATATATATTGTTTCACCATCTTCATCTGTTGATGTTGTTACATTTACATTAGAATAATATCCTGTATTGTATTCACCCTCATAATTAGATCCATTCTGTATAGCCTCTGATACGCCTTGGATTTGCTCATTTGACACATTTGAATAATCTGGTGATATTTTATCTATGATATCACGAGATATCACAAAGCCATCTCCTAAATCTATTGAACCATCCGCAGAGTTGTCAGATGCATTCTTTAATACTGAGTATATATCGGTATCATTTAATTCGTAGAATGATTTACCATAATTGTTTTCAAAATAATTGTTTATCTTGTCTAACCCAAAGTTAGTAAGTGTTCTCCCATCCATTTCATCCGCTAGTGTAGATATTCCACTTGCTTCTAAATTACCGTCACTCCCTATCAAAAATTCATTAAATATATCTCTTAATGGATTTAAATCACTAGCATCGGTTAAATTATTTAAATACTCGGCACTATATCCATTATCTCTTAGATGATTATAAAAAGATTGTCCACCCTTAGCTCCTAGAAAAGAGCCAACATCCCACATTATATCAGATGCCTTTCTAGCGTATGGACCGACACCATCGGGTGCTACAACCTTATCAAAAATATATGATGATATAGCGGGAGAAAGTAATTTATGTGCACCAAAACCTATATTTGAAAACCAATTTGCAGTATTGTTAGCTACTCTTGCCAATCCCTTTAATTCTTTATTGTCTTGGTATTTGCTTTCAAAATTACCAAAACTGCCTGCATCTATTGATCTCTGTACGCTTTCAAACATAGGACCATCAAAAAACTGACCTTCCTTAAACTCTAACCAGTTTTGGGTACTAGCATTTTTGTTTAATCCCGAATTTTGAAGAGCTAATGCGGTCTGTTCAGGATTAGCAAATGGCAAAAGCCATCCAGCAAGATCTTCCGCTTCATCAAAAAGATTAGGTGCAAGACTTTTAACCGCACCCGATATTACATCATATAGTGTAACATTAGGAAGATTTACTGCAATATTAGATGGTTGATTTCTAATATCTTGGATTGTATTAACGGTTTTATTTACAATATTCTCTATGGTATTAATAACCATATTAGTAGTATTTTGTGCTAGTAAAATACTTTCAGTTCCTGTTGCTAAAGCAAAAAGACGATTCATAAATGTATTCTTTGCTTCGGGAGTACCCAAAGAAAGGTCAATCTCATTAACCTCCTCAACAATTTGTTCTATTATATCTGGTGATACAACATCTTCTCGGTCATTTAAATAATCATCGACTAAAGTTTGAGTAGCTATTACTTCCGATGTTTCGGGATCAAAGAATGGGTCATTAGAAAGCTCGCTTTCTGATGGAGTAAATTCCCCACCGTACTGATCGCCAGTAATATAGTCAGCTAAAGCACCCGTTTTATTCCTATAATCATAAATATTATTTCTTTTTTCTTCTACTATTTGGTTAGCATCTTTTAAATTTTGCTCTGCCTGATTCCTGTCAATAGCTGATCCAATTAACTTTGAATCTTCAACGGCTTGCCGAGCATCATTTCTGTTGCTTACAGCATCCTTAAATTCATCTTTTGCGTCATCTAACCTTTGTCGTGATGAGGAATACTTTTCGGGATTAGAATACTTGAGTATAGTTACTTCTCCATCTTCTTCAAAGTCATTTATTGCCTGAAAACCACCTACATTAAATAAATATTCTTGGGTATTTATTCCGTCATCGTTTAAATCATTGGCAAAATATGTATCAAATACCCATTCGTCTCCGAAATTTGCTATATCATTTTCGTACTCAATTCCCAGTATGTCGTAAGAAGCCTCCTCAAAGCTAGAGTAATCATAGGGATTAGGGTCTAAGAAACCCTCTGTAAAATCAACAGGCTCATAATCAAAATCTAAATACTGACTCCAGCGATCAACTGGAGGAGTATCTGGATCGTATAAGTCAGATATGTTTTGACCGCTCATATAGTAAATTCCAGTTACTATCTACCTAATGCAAAATAATGTATATTAGTAACCGCTGTTCCTTGAAATGTAACAATTTCTGCTGTTGATGCAGTTTTAAGAGTAACCGCTAAAGCCGTTGTCGCATCAGAATCAAATGCTTGGAGTTGTACAGAATAAATTTGATTAGGGAAGTCAGCACTCTCAGATGATAGATCTATGGTTGTAGATGTTGCACCAGATGTTGCTACTGTTCCAAATTTCATTATTAGACCATTCGGTAATGTAACTGACTTAGTTCCCGATACCATGCCCGTTGCTATTGTTGGACTGAATGTAGTTACTGAATCAGCATATGCTTTGATACTTTCTGATGTAGCTAATGTAGTAGCACTCGCATCACTCATAGCATCTGTATCATTGATAGTTACCTCTGCTGGTACAGCCGAAGACCCAGATACATTTCCCATTACTTTTAGATTTGCTAACTGTCTAATCTTAGGGAACGTTACACCATCCGATGTTCCTGTTGAATCCTTAATCTTAGCGGTTTCTACTGCATTATTTGCAAGTTTACCCACCGCTATTGATGTATCGGCTACGCTAATAACCCCTCCTGATGTACAGTTTATTGTAGAATCAGTAGAATGTGTCGTTAGCTGTGCACCACTTATGATATTATTTAAAGTAGTATGCGTAACCTGATCACCACTACTAAAACTTTGTGTTGTTGATAGTTTATTACTCATATTGCTCTTTCTGTTGATTTAAAGGTGAACGCACCCGTTGTTTTTATAATTTTAAATTTTGGTCTTCCCGTTATAGAATGGATTCTGAATTGTAGTCCATATCCTCTGAGGTTTCCGATTCTCCCCCTTATTGACACATCCTCTCCAGCAGTTAATTCAGAACCACCATTATATGTAGATAATGTACCTAAGGGTACGGTTTTATCTATATTTTCTGTTATAGCCTCTAAGGAAAAATTGCTTGATATATCATCTGCTGATTGCAGTTGCATTTCAAATGAGTTCCATTTTTTTCTATCTATAGAGTTAAGGTTATATTGCCTAGTTTTAAGCTCAGATGGTATAAATACATTTTGATTAGATTGTCCAACCTGCACATTCACAACATCGTATGTTCCTTCTATCGCATCTAATTTGTGAACTCCGCCTAAGTCATTGATAGCATATACAGCTCTATCATTTCCAGATCCTGCTACAATTAAATTATTTATAGTGAAATCTATTGATGTGCCACCTGTTGATGTACTCCCTACATTATCTATAGATTCCCATGCTTTATTTAAGAAGTTAAATACCAATATAGCATTATTCTCAGTAGAGTTATCTAAGGGTACTGCTAGGTAATACCTGTTATTAAAATAAACAGCCACTGAATTGTGGGCATATTCTTGATTAATTCTAGATATTGTTTCATCAATAGATTCAGACATTGGGACTTCATTACCTCTAAGATTATATAAATCTTCAAATGACATTCCATATACTCCATTGTCGGATAAGAATATTATTTGATTACCTACTTGAACAACAGAGTCTTTGGCTAATAACCCTACCTCTGATGTTATCTTTTGTCTAACTCTATCTGATGCTGGATTATCTATACCAGATATAAAGTATATGCTTTTTCTATTTAATAATAGTAATTTATCATCAGCAAATGAGAATATTCCTACTAGCTTATCATTTACACCACCCTCTGTAGTCCTAGTTTTAACATATGGTGTATCATATTTACTATCTCTAAATGCATGAGATATCAAAATATCATCATCTACATTTCTAGCAGTAAAGCTATCTGAGCTCGCATCTACAGTATAGAAAAAAGGAACAACCAATCTGTTACTATGTACAACCCCGTATGGAGGTGCTGGCATACGAATAAATCCCTCTCCTACAGATGTAGTCCCAAGATATTTTCCAGTATATGCGGATGAGTCATCTACATCAGCAAAGAAATAGAAGCTATTGTCATTTATCTTAGTTACATTAAATGTGCTACCCCTTTCTAAAGATTTGTTTCCTGAGTCTGTATTAGATGCTACTATTACGATAGGATCTCCAGATATTAATCCATGAGATGTTTCTGATATGGTAACCTTACCATTGGATATTACTGTATTATTTGCGGAATCTAATGTAACAGGTTGTGTAAAAGCCCCAGATGGAACTTTAGTAAATGCAGGAGAACTGGATAGATCTCCATCAAACTCCAGTGCTGTTAATCCATCTCTAAATATAAATACCTTATTTAAACCCTGTAGTACATTACACTTAGATGATACCTGAACACCCGCTGGATATGCTATAGTGGTAGATGCTCTCGTATCTAAATTGATTGCATATGCCTTATCATTACCAGCTAGTATTATATACTCTACCCCATCATTAAAGAAATCTGAGTAATTACAAGATCCATGTATTTGCGTAGTAAATGAGGATGCTAATCTAGGTGCACCAACAACAGGCAAACTAGATGCTGATCCACTTACCCCAGTAACAGTTATTTCTATCGTATTATCATCAACCTTATTTGCTAAAAAATTACCAGCAGTATAGTTGCTCAATCCACCAATAGCAGAAACAGAAACTAGGGTATCGTCTACAATACCATGGTCTGACCCAAAGTCTATTGTAAGTTTATTTGTTGATGTAGTAACTGCACTAGCTGTTACATTAGCATACAAATAAAAATCTAATGTAAATGCATTATTAGAATCTAATGCTAAGGGAGCTTTTACTACATCTATCCCTTTTCTTACCTGTGCCTTTCCTGCTAGATCAAATCGGAAGTTTTTAGCATCAACAAACATTCCAGATTTTAAATTATCTGGTCCTAGTCTGTTATTGAATCCTACGAACTCAGCGTCAAATGCTTCATTCTGTTTATCATCAACCGCTCCATATGAATCATATCTTGCCATTTAGCACTTCCATCTACGCAAAGCTAAAGCCTTTCTTGTTGGTTTACCCTTACTATCTGTCATAGGACCTTTTACTCCACCCATTCTAGCACAAAATGATTTTTTTCTAGCTTTATCCTTTCCTTTTGGGTTCGATGAAGTAACAGGTGGTTTTAGATTAGATCCAGTTTTTCTCTTAAAATAATCTCTACCTTTCTGTGTTAGTCCTCCCTTTGCAGATTTGTGTTCCTTCCTCACTATTTCTTTGTATTTTTAATAATTTTTTTTAATACCTTAGATTGCTTATTAAGCCTTAGCTTTAGCCTTAGCTGTTTTAGATAAGTCGCTTAGGTGATATAGTTTCCTAGACGATTTAGTGTGTGTTTTGCCAGAATGGACACTACCGTTGGGCATCTTGTGCATACCACCAGTGTGTTTTGTTCCATCTCGAAAATAGTGTTTTACCCCTTTAGCCATAATGTTATTTTCTTCTTATTTCTTTTTCTTTTTAGGAAAACCAGCTTTCATATTTTTATAAGCCTTAGGTGATATAGTGGATTTAGATTTAGGTCTACTTTTTCCAGCTTTTCGTCTTTTATTAATATTTTCGTATAAACTCATATTCTATGCATTGTATAAATTGTTATCAGGATTGTTCGGATCTATTGGGGTTCTGCCTTGTGCTATACGCATATCCCTAGATACCATAGAATCATCAGGCGATGACATTGGGCTATTCATAGACATCATAGAGTTATTCATAGGCATTTGTTTACCCATGTTTGACATAGGATTATTCATAGCCTGCATAGGGTTATTCATAGCCTGCATAGGATTCCCCATAGGTTTGAGGGGTCTGCTCATGTTATTCATATTATTCATAGATTGAGCTCCTCTACTTGGGCTCATTCTGGGCTTTCTGGGGTTGTTCATTTCTTGCCTTTCTTCATTGAGCGACCTGCACTCTTTGCTTTTTTAGATGGTTTTCCTACTTTACTTCCGTATGTTCCTTTTCCTTGTGGCATAATTATTTTCCTCTTAATTTGTTAATAAGTTTTTTAATTTTTTTAATTAAAGAATCCTTAGTTTTGCATATAAAACATTTCATATTTATTTAATTTGAGATGATCCAAAGTAGAATCCTACGATGGCTAAAAGTGTTTGTCGTACTTCTGGTAGTATAACATATCCAGCAAGTGTTTCCCATGTTGACCACTCAAAGAATAAAAAGGATTTGTTTTCCAATACTGTTAATCCCTCTTTATTGAATGCCATAATTAAGGGAACTATAACCAATGCAAATAGTATTGTTATAACTATAGTTCTCCTAACGAATACACCACCTACTCTAGATGATGCTTTATCGGCACTAGAATCAGCCATATCCTGCTTTTCAAGCATAGACTGGACTGTTTTACCCTGTGCCTCTACTAAAGCCCCTATAAGCTTAAATATGAAGCCCATAAGACTGCCCATTCCAAGTGATTCTATCTCATTCATTTTTTTAATATTTTATATATAGATATTGCTGTATGCACAATTGTCATAATCGAAGCAATGCCTGCTAAAAACAAACTGATATCCATTAGACCCCACGATGCAAATAATCCCATAAATGATATACCTAATCTGTCTATTAAACCGTCCATACTATACTTTCTCCGCGGCTGGGAATTTTACTTTAGTAACGATTGAAGACTCTTCGTCCTCTGTTAACTCGTATCCGTTCACTACTAGGGCAAATTTATTAGCCGCAGTCTCTTGTGGATATGTAGAGTATCGAGTACCGCTCCCCACTTTGTGGTAAGCATAGCCTCGTCTTAGTCCCTCTGCATCTGCTTTTACTAAAGCATCCTCTAGGGTGTCGTATATTATATAATTTGTTGTATCGCTCATATTAATAAATATTGTAATAATTGTTTATATCCGCATTTAAATCCGCAACATCATCTTGTAATTTTGCCTTGTAGTAAATAACTTCTGATACTTGACCATCTAGGGCAAAGGCGGTAGAACTACGAGTATGTCTACCTATAGAACCATTTGCTGCGTCTATTGCAGCACTTTGAAGAGCAGTTGTTCCCTTTGATACGTTATCTAAAAATGCTTCTGCATTTGTATCACCAGTAACAAAAGATGTTAAATAAGTTCGGTTAGCATCATAAGACCCCATAGGGATTTTAGTACTCGAGTTTCCGTAACCAAAATACATAGTGCTACTAGTAAACAAGGGTGTATAAAATCTAGATGTGCTACTACCGCTACCGAGCTGACCGGCAACAGCACCATTTCCAGAATTAACATCTCTTTCCCACACAAGAAATGCGGAAGCGGTGTTAATGTTATCAAGTGCAATAGGAACGTCAAGATGGTCAGCGGTAGGAACAAAATCAAGAGCGGGTTTACCTTTTGAATTTTTAACTAAACCTCCGTTCAAAACTATTCTGGGTTGGTCACCAGCTGCAGATTGAGTAGCATTATTACCGCTAGTGCTTTGGTCGTACCAAATTGAAACAAAACCATTACCACTAGTAGTATACAAACCATAATAGTTATTGATGTTGGACTCAATCTTGAAGCTATTGTTTGTTTGGTCTGAG